GATTCTACCTTCTGGAATGAATGCGAAACTCTCTGCAAGGATTCTGTTATCATCGTCCACCGAAACCATTGCCACAGACGTGTTGTCACTTGTTTCTGAAAGGTCTACGCCAAGATATACGATTCTTCCTGTCCAATCAATATTCGCCACCTTGCACGATTGCACATCGCTAACGTCAATATATGTTTCGGTTCCTACACCTTGATAAATGATGTTGCAATGCTTCGTTACAAAGTTCTCTCGTGCTGATTCCACCGCTATAGCGTATGCCCGTTTCTTCAGCAAGTCTTGCCATATTTCCGGTATTTCAAGTGCCGCAGGATTCGCCTGTTTCATGATCAGATCGTTTGTTTCCCAATCTTTCGTATCATCCGGCTCATACAGCAGGCTGAATATTGTTTCGTCTTTCTCGATGCCATCAAGCACTTTTTTTGCGTATGCCACCTCATCCTCGAACGGATTGTCGATTGTCGGATATTTCGTTGAAATGATAAAGCCCAGTTTATTCAGAATGTTCAACTGTCCCGATCTCATTGCCTCGATCGGATACGACACCGGCAATGCTCCAACCTCATCTGCGCAGAATGCATTCGGCAGTTTACCATCCATACGGCTAGTTGAATAACTCAACGGAATCATCGTATTATCGTTCGGCTTGAACTTGATATAGTCCCGTAATAGTTTCCACCGCTTCGTCCCTTTGTATTCATAAATCAGCGGACTACTTTTGATCGTGTCGTTGATTGCATCCTTGATCTCTTTTGAAAGCGAACCATCTGGAGCAACGGAATAGAATTTACTGAACCTCGGCTCTGTAAGAAATAAGATGATAAAGATTGTTCCAACAGTGTATGTCTTGAAGTTCTTTCTGCATAGCTCCAACAGCCCTGTTTCGTATCTTCGCTTTTCTGGATTGTCTCGATATACAGTGCATAACACAGCAATGTAAATAAGCCACTGATAACCAGTGGCACATTTGTACATTGATTGTCCTGCTTTCAGTCCTTTCGGCATGATGAGGATTTTGAGAATGTTTTCGATCTGCTGTAGCTTCTTTTCTGATACGAAATACTTTTCGTCTTTCCCTTCTGCAATCCTCATCCAGTCACGCATCTGCAATTTGACGTACCTTGGCGTGGTCTCTTTATCTATTGATTTTTTGCAATACTCGTATGCCTTACTGCTCGTCACTGCCATCATCATCACCGCCACCATTGATAAGCTGAAGCAACGGATCTTCGTCTGAACCGGAATCATCGTCACCGGAGAATCTTGAAATAATCTTCATCAATGTGCTTACTGTCTTGTTCGCACTGTCGGTTGTACGGTTAAAATCTTGAATAGCCGGATGCGAATAGACGTTTTTTCTGCCCTTCACATATTCCTTCGTAACAAGTACGCCGTCATTCTTGATCGCTGTTTCAAGCTCATTCAGAATTTTCAGCTGTACCATGTACCGTCTGAATGTTGTAATAAAGAAAAAGTTCTTGTCTACTCCAAACGCTTCAGCTTTCTGTAGGATTTCTTCTGCCTGTTCATTTACTGTCTTTCGCATATTTCTTTCACCGCCTTCAATGCGCTTTCGATTGCGCTGTCCATGTTGTAATATCTGTATTCCGCAAGTCTTCCGACTGTGATCAATCCATCACGATCTGCAAGTTCTTTATATTTCTGATACAGTGCCTTGTTCTTCTCATCTTCAATCGGGTAGAATCTTTCTTTACCTTTTCCCCATTTCTGCGGATATTCCTTCGTGATAATTGTTGTAGGAGTTTTCACGCCTGTGAAATGCTTGTGCTCGATAATTCTCGTGAACGGTACCCTCGAATCTGTATAATTCACGACCGCATTGCCTTGATGATTTTCTTCCTGCAATTCTTCAGTCTCGAATCTCAAGCCCCGATACTCCAACGTTCCAAAGCAATAATCGTAATACTCGTCAATGGCACCTGTCAGAATGACATTTCTAGCCCTTTCTAGCCACTTTGCACTTGAGCATGAACATTTATACCCTGTCACCACTTCAACGCCTTCTAGCATCGCTTCTACAGCCTTAGAATAACCATCAACGGGAATGCCCTGATGCTTTGAGCAGAAATAATTGTTATCGTATGTGAACCGCAACGGAAGACGCTTGATAATGTCTTTGCTCAATTCTCGACAGCTTCTGCCCCACTGCTTCTCGGTATATCCTTTGATCAGACGCTCATAGATTCTAATTCCAACTGTACTGAGTGCATATTCTTCGACTGTCTGAGGATTCTCGCACGGGATAATATCAGTAGCAATGAACTTCTTAGCATCTTCAGGAAATACACAGCAATATCCGTATATCTGATGGAACGTATTCATGTTGAATGGCAGGTTGTATATCTCACCCTTGTAGTTTGCAATCGGTGAATTGATAAAGTTATTGAACTCGCAAAACCTGTTCATATAGTCCCACACTTCATCGCTATTCGTATGGAATATATGAGGACCATATAGATGCACGTTTATTCCGCTGATTTCCTTGTCCCTTATATTTCCACCCACACTGTCACGTTCTTCAAGAATAACGCATTTATAGCCCTTGTCGGTCAATTCTCTTGCAACCACGGAACCACTCAGCCCTGCACCTATAATAAGATAGTCAATGTCTTTCATGCTTGCACCATCTTTCCGATAGAAGTTTAGGTACTGCATTATTCCAACTGATTTCGTGATGAATCCGATATTCCGTGATTCCCATAGCGGAAACCTTCACACATGACGGGCAACACATGACACTGTAGAACGATTTCCGATACGTGCCGTTCTTCTTGTAAATGTCAGTCATTCCACCATGCTGAACCTGTGTCGGGTCTACGTATACCATCACAGGCATATATGTGTAGTATAGCTTTCCCCTCATGCCATTGATCAACGATGTTGTAATATCATCATTCATCCGCATGTGGAAGTATTGAAGATCGTCAGCTCTCATGAGGAATGTTGTCATTGTTTTTCTGATCATTCCTTCCTGCACATTGTTGTTTTCAGCACCGCCTAGATAATATTACGATAGCCCGAACGACAGCGATGTGATGGGCGTTTCTTCCATCATTTGAACCATGCCTTCAAATACTTCGTCAAGGTGGTTGCACTTCACGCACCGCAATCTTCCATCCTGCACGAACCGATAACCGAAACCATGTACGTCATCGTCAAGCTGTAAATGGAACTTGTACCCTAGTCTCTTTGCTTCATCCTGTATAAAATTCCTTGCGAAAACTCCAATACGTCTGTCAGTGTCCAAGTCACCAAGGTCTGTCTTTTCAAGATAGTCTCTCTTATCGAACTGGATAATATCGTCTCCAAATTTCTGCCTGTATAAGTCCTCTTGATCATCCTCATTGTCAATCACGACATACGTTCTGCCTGTATAACCACTGTCACGCAATGCACGATACGTTGATATTGTGTCTGCTCTGCCATGCGAAAGAATGAATACGGCAAAGTCCTTACTCTTCATCGCCCTCACCGCCATCATCTTCAGCGATCAAGTCCTCGACAACCTTTGTAAGTTTCACATATCCGTTTGCGATTGCATCATCGATGTCAATAATGACAAGTGCTGACTTCTCCATAAGAACCTGCATTTCTTCAGAAGCATTAGAATAATAGTCTGCAATCTTTGAATAATTGAATTTCATATGTCTATACGCCGCTTTGATAAGGAAGTTCTTCTGGTCTTCAGTAACATTCGATGCTTTGATTTCCTTGATCAACTCGTTCGTCTTTTCATCGTCAATCAGCTCCATGATGTCAACGAAGTCACCTGTCGGTTCGTACTGTGGAATGTGTTTCTTCTGACTGTAAGGATTTTCTTCTTCTGGAAGCTCAACATTCATCGTGTCGTCATCTTTGAAGAGATCATCACCGAACTGAGTCATGTCCATCATGATGTTGCTCAGTTCTTCAGCAAGTTTAGTATTGTCCCATGTGCTGTACTCTGACACTTTGTTATCAGCAATTCTGAATGCCTTGATCTGATCTTCCGTAAGATCATCAGCAACAATGCACGGTACTTCTTCGATGCCTAGTTTCTTGCACGCTTTAAGTCTTGTATGACCTGTGATCAATACACCGTCACCGCTTACAACACACGGAACCTTGAAGCCGAACTCTTTGATGCTCTTGGCCACATAGTCAACAGCTTCGTCATTGTTTCTCGGATTGTTCTCGTAAGGAATTAAGTCCGCAACCTTCTTGTAAACGATATTGATTCTCTTATTTTCCACTTTCACACCCTGCCTTTCTTGTATCGTCCGCTTAATATTTTAGGATATGTATTCTCAGATGTTACCGACCAGTCGTACCCTTCTCCTGATTCTTTGATCTTTATGCAGTCCGGATGAAACATTACAGCATAATATCTCAGCTTGTAAGAACCTATCTTGTTGTATTCATCAATACTTCCGCCACTGCTTTTTGACTTCTTCTTCGGTATCCATACATCGTATGAAGTCATTACAGGAATGAATCTGAATCCGGATTTACCTTTTTGCGCTTCATCGACCACTGTAATTATGTCGTCAGAGAATCTACTTCGCCATTTGATTTTGTTTGACGTTCTAAGGAAAAAACTGTTCATGATAGTTCTATTTGCTTTTCCACTTTCAAACGTTGGCACACCACCAATATAGTCAACGGCATTTCCGAAACCTAAACACTGCACAGGTGCTTCGTCAAAATATTCGCACATTCCTTCGAACAATCTGTCAATCCCTGTTGCTTTGATTCCTCTCAAATGCCCATCATCGTTGTATCTGTATGCAAGGCTTTCAAGATCATCGTCAAGTTCTAGGTAGTATGTCAGATTGTTTTTCTCTGCAACTTTCAGGCATTGATTCCGTGCAAATACTCCACAAGCCTTGCTACCGCCCAAGTCACCAGTATCGAAGTTTTCTTCTTTATGAAATACATGAACATCGTTTCCGTATCGCTCAACATAATCAGGAAGTGTTTTGTCCTCATCATCCACAACGATATAGATTTTTCCGGTGTATCCGCACTCACGAAGCACCTTTACCGTACTACATTCCGGTCTGCCATGTGATATTACGATACACGCAAAGTCTTTTCGCATCAGTTCACCGCCTTTGTTCAACATGGAACACTTTAAGCTCGTTTTTGATTCTTTTTGAAACAAAAATAACGGCCACATGCACATTATAGTGCATAAATGACCGCTTTTTCCAAAAAATCACAAGCTTTGAATAATTGTGTAGGCAAGTCTTTGGACGTTACATCTTCGTTCATTCCCAATGTACATGTTAACCATGGGGGGGATATTCACAAGTTCGCCCTTTTTATCCGCTTCAATGCAAGCTCACGTAAATAATTTTTTTTGATAAGTCCTGCATCTGCTAATCGATGGCATTCCCTACATAAACAGATAAGGTTGTCATCCTCTAGCCATAGCTCTGGTCTATCCTTCAGCTTCTCGATGTGATGTACTTCCAAGTCACGATAGTTGTATATTCCTTTATCCCGACATACTTCACACATATTGTCCGCATCATTACGTATCTGTATGCTTTTCTCAGTCCATGCGCTCTTGCTACGTAGCTTGGATTCATCATAGCTGTATCGGTATTTCCTTACAGGCTTTGCACTGCATTTATAACCGACAGGATGAATCTTTCCGCACCACGGACAGCTTTTGTATTGCGTCACATGAGTTCATTCACTTTCTTCTGAACTTCGTTGTAATCGTATCCTGCACGCTTCAGGTTCCGCTTTCTTCTCCATCCGTTTCCGTACTTCCCTGCGATCACATCACGTGCTACTGCTTCGATCTTCTTTTCGTGTGCAAGCTCATTCACTCGCTTCTGGACTGCGTTATAGTCGTACCCTGCCTGCTTCAAGGCATTCTCACGGTTCCAACCATTTCCCCATGCTCCGCTCATAACCTCACGTGCTACTTCATCAATAGGCTTCAATACAACGCTATTAGAGCCGTTTCCTGCGCTCGGATTACCATTTACACCTTCCTGCGGTTTATGCTCAGCAAACGTATCGTAGCGGCTGATTTCGGCATACATAATGTTCCGGTCTAATGGCTTGCTCGTGTACTGGTGCAACGTGCCATATTCTTTCGTGTTGTTCTGCAAAGTTCCGTTATTCGTTCCCCAGCTCGCAACCCACTTGTCAAACCGCTTGTTGGACTCTCCCAAGTACCGTAGCCATGATTCACTACAATAGATTCCAGTGTAATATCCTGCATCCTCAACAGTCTTGCAGAACGCATAGCAGATAGGTTCGATGGTTTCCCTGACGATCTTGAAACCATGCTTTGCTTTCCAGTGGTCTGCATCTTCCATGTCGAACCATACACCGACATTGATGTCATGCTTGTACGGTTCAATGGCTTTCAGGACTGCTTCCGCTTCTCTCTTGGCTGTCTCAGGATTGAGCGCATAGCTGTAGTGGTACACACCAAAAGGAATCCCTAAACGCTTGCACTCTGCTACGTTTCGCTCGAACTTTTTGTCCTCTGTGAAACTGCCCCAACCGACTCGAATGATTACAAACTGCCCTACATAATTGCTCAGGTTAATGTTGCCGTTGTGTTCCGAAATATCAATCCCAAACATTAGTCGTCCCTCTTTTCTAGTGCGTTGATTCTTTTCTCGTGATCGTCCTTGTACTTGAACAGTGTGTCACACCTCTCAGATATGATTGCAAGCCGCTCGGTGACTTGCCTGAGCTGATCGGTTTTTTCTTTGTTCTCCTGCATCAGCTTTTTGCTTGTGTCACAAAAGTCGTCTAGCTTCACGTTGATCTTGACGAAGTTCTTTTCAATGTCCATCTGCCTTGCATTTTCTTCGTTCCTTCTCCGTGTCTCCCTTTCGATTTCTGCTTGGGTATCCTTCCTTCCTGTACGCACGCTGTTGACGACTGCAATCATGATGGATATAACGCTAAACAGCAGTGTAATGCTGATTGTAGTATCCGGCGTCATTACTCACCCTCGTTTTCACTATGGTAGTTTGCGGAACTAATTTGCAGACAAGCACCGATGAAAGTACCGATTGCGGACATCGTTCCTGCGATTGCCTCCGCATAACTCCAGCCCCAAATTTGTCCGAGTGTAATAACTAAAGCAGAAACTGCGTTTGTCCCAACGAGTGCAACCCACTTCAGCACATCGTACGTCTGATTTTTCATTTTCATTGTTTTTCTTTGTCTCCTTCTTAGTATATGAATATTATATCTGTTTCATGCAGAAACATAAAAAGAACAGTCCGTCAAATTTCCGAACTGTCCTTGATTTTAAGTCATGAAATATTCAACTTTTTTGCGCATCCAGTAGCTCTGCAAACTGCTTCACGGTTCCGTAGAACTTCACACCACCGCAGAATGAAGAACCGTCTGCGATTTCAACCGTGAGCATCGTTTCGCCGTTATCATCCCGTAGCTCCATAATCACAGAACCATCGTAGGATTGTACGCTTGCCATGATGCTTTTTAGTCCTCTGCGTAACACTGTTGTCTGCCCTGCACTTGCTAAACACCCGTAAAATTTGCTCATTTTCTTATCCTCTAAGCGGTTGCTTTAGGTGAACCGCTAACCTGTTTTGCTTTCATTCGATAATCATCACTGTAGGCTCATCAGCAAAGTGATTTTTGCAAAAAGCATCATCTGAATAATCATGCCATGCATAGAATGGTTCATCGAGCTTGTTACCCATGCAGTCATGCAATAGCTCAACGACTCTGACTTTCATTTGCACACCTGTTTCCTTCAGCATCACTTCATGATACTTGTTGAAATACTCCTGTGCTTCTCTGATTGCATCTTCCTTTGTTCCGTCCATGTTTTTTATCTCCCTTTCTTGATTACAACATTATAATAATATCATTTCATGATAATGTCAAACGTTTGTTCGCATTTTTTTGCAATAAAAAAAGGGCTTACTTGCCCTCTTTTTCCTGCTCCAGAATGATCTTTCCATGCTCCTGAAACGCATGAATATCCTTGTCAGGGTCAATACCGGATTGCTCAACCAGTGCCTTGGGAATCGCCCAAATATAGCTGTTCAGTCTCCTGCCACCATCTGCCAGCTTGTAATATGATTTTGCCAGTTTAGCCATTTTCCTCGTCTCCTTCGTTCACTTCAAATCCGTATGTGCCTTCGCTTTCTATAATCTTCTGCTTGATCTTCTCTGCCTCAATTCCTAGATACTTCACAAAGTCGACAAACTGTTCCTCAGTGAGTGAGATTTCCAGCTTTACAGGCTTGCCACTGTAAAACGTGATATATCCACTCTTGCATGTGTTACTGATTGTGATACTGCTAGTTCCGTTATAAACCTTGATGCTGAATCCTTTTGCGTCTGCCATACATTTATTCCTTCCTCATTTTAGTCTCAAGTTAGTTGCAATTTAGTCGCAATTTAGTCGCAATTTAGTCGCAATATGATCTGCATTCTTCAATTAACTCAATGCGCTCATACTATTTCCACCTCCGGCGGTTCCGGTAACGGCATCCAGTAGTAAATTGTTGTCGGGTATGGTGACATGTAACGACCATCTTTGTCAAGCATGAATATGACCCACTGACCAAATCTGTAGTGTTCTGCAATCACTATCCCCCCAACGCCAAACGCCAGCACTAACACATCATCTTCCGGCAGTCTGTCCTTTACGCTGATCCACTCGTGCTTTTTCAGCTCATCGATTTCGTCCATCAGCTCGTCAATTCTTTCAGCAAGGTCTTCATTCTCGCTTCTGAGGCGATCGATTTCATCGTCAGCCTGCTCTAGCAGTTCTTCGCTCCAAATGTCATTCCGCATATATCAGTCTCCGGCACTTTTTACTTCTTTCCATGCTTTGCAAAGGTCATTCCACATCGTGTCAGGGTCATCATAATCGTAGCAGTTGATTCCGGCAAACTTGCAAGCGGTTTTCCAATCTTCAATCTCTGTGTCGTTCCAGAACTCCTGCTGTTCTGCTTTCTCCATGAATTCGTTGAACTCTTCCTGTGTAGTGATAGTCATATTTTTGATCTCCCTTTCTGTTTGTATCATTATAATATCACAATAATGTTAGACTATAAAACACTTTTTTTGATTTATTTTCTATTTGAAACATTTAGCCTATTTATTCAGCAGGTTATATAGGTCAAGATTGATGTTTTCAGCTCGTCTGTCTTTTCCCTCAACTGCTACCGGATAGCACATTTCCGTGATTCGGCTGTAGATTCTCTGCTTATTCACGTCATTCGGATTGCGGATAGCTCCATACGACAGGTTTGTTGTCACGATCAGCGGCTTATGCGATCTATATCTGCTGTCAATGATTGTGTACACGATTTCGTTCATGTACTCGGTATTACGCTCAGTCGCAAGGTCGTCAATTACAAGTAAATCGTATCCGCACAGTCTGTCTATATAGTCCTGCTTGCCCTGATACATTCCTGATAGCGTGTTTACAATCTTTGCAAAGTTCGTTACCAGTGCCGTATATCCTTGATCAATCAGCGCATTTGCAATGCAACTTGCCATGTACGTTTTTCCGGTTCCTACTCCACCACAGAAAACAATCCCCTTGCCGTTCGCCTTGAATGTTTCAAAGTTATTGACAAAATTCTTCGCAATCTTCGTGACTTTCGGATTCGCCTTGTCGTCATTTTGGAAAGTGTATTCACGCATCATAGCGTCAGGGATTCCTACTGCCCGATTCTCTGCGATCTTCGCCGCTTTTTCTCGCTTTGCTTTTTCTTCTTCTTCCTGCTTCTGCTTCTCCAGCTCACAAGCGCAACGGATACCGACAACTTTCTCGGTTCCGTCAAACCATGAAATGCGCTTCTGCTTTGGAGTGCGGCACTTGCCACAATAAATCAGGCCATCAGAACCAATGTAATCGCTGTCGTTCTTCGTGTCTGTCTTTTCGATTGCCTCTGCAATGCTGTTCATCATGCTGTCCGTATTCATGTTGTATACCTTCCTTTACTGTTTTAATAAGTCTAGAAAATCCTGCGGTAAACTGTAATCGATTTTGTCTGTCGTCACATTCTCTTGCTGTACAGGTTTCTGCGGTTTAAAGCTGTCGTTCCTTTCCCACGTTCTGACACATGCTTTCCAGTCCTTGATTTTATTTTTCCCGATCATCCAGCCCCTAGCACTGTAATAGTCAACGAAATGCTGTGCATCTATACCATTGCCACGTTCTGTGCAGTATGCCTGTACTTCCTCAACAGTAGGAATATCAAGTGTTTTCTTTTTCTCCGGCTTTTCTTTCTTCGCCTTCAGCTTTTCATTCTCTGCTTTTAACTGATCAAGCTCTTTCTGCATTTCCTGCATTTCTTCAGACGTTTCTACTTGTCGATTTTGGGTATTGTTGTTGCCCCCTATATCTTTATTTATTTCTTTATTATTTAATTCTTTATATTTATTACTGTGTAAAGTTTCTTTATAACCCCCCTGTAAAGATTCTTTACTACCCCCCTGTAAACTTTCTTTATATGGTCTATCAAAATCCTTTATAACCTGTAAATTTGCTTTATATCTGTTAAAAACAATATCATTTATTTTTTCTTGCGTTTTTATTATCAATCCTTTGCTTGTCAACGAATCAAGTGCCTTGATTGCTGTTGGGCGTGATACCCTTAACGCATACGAAACAAATTTTGAACTCCCTAAAAAGGCGCTTTCACCGTCCTGTGAGAATCCATATACAATAGCATATGTAAGCAGTTCATTTCCGCTTAGTTTCAGCCTTTGTGCCATCCACCATTGAATGTTAATATAATATTCTTTCTCCATTGTTTCACCTCTTATAAACAGAAAACCGCATAACACCATGTTTGCGCCCATGATGCCATACGGTTTGCTGTACCTATTCAGTTTTATGCTGTCCGACTATTCAGCAGGCGCAACCACTGAATAGGTGGTGTAGCTTTGTACTACTCCATAATAATATCATCAATCCTGTTCAGCGGTCAACACTTTTTTCCGCTTTTCGTTTCTTTTTGAAACCTGTACCGCTTGTAAGATACACTTTCCCCGAACCTGTTTTTAGCAGTTTCAAACTTCTCGTCAAACTGGTATCCCTCGTTCCTCAGCTCATATATCCGTGCTGACAGTCTTGTAATTCCTAAATCACGAAACGCTTCCATACTGCTGATGCTCCCAAACATCTGAATGTAGAAAACAATTTTTTCGCATTGATTCATTGCATTTCCTTCCTCGTAATGATCTTGATTGAAAGCTCTGGATAGCGGTATTCAAACAGCTTCTGCTTCAGCCGGAAAACGTCCGTAATGACCGCTTCTGAGCCTTTAACATCTTCGATGATAATTCTATCATCCTCACACAAGATGTACCTAAAATCGGCTCTGTAGACGGTTCTACGCCATGTTTTGCCGCTCTTTTTGAATGATGGTATAAGCTCATACTCCGGCTGTAATTCCAGATCCCGAATAACTCCTGCATGCTCCATCAGTTTGAGCTGTCCGTATCGTTTCGCTTCAAGTTTTGAATCAAACTTTATGCCATCCACGACAACTTTAGTATTGTGGTATTTTCTCATATATACGACTTCCCGAATACTTTGATAAACTCGTCCTCATCCCACCCATAGACCATCATAGCCGCTTTCTGAGCCACTTGTTTCAGATGCGTATTGAACTCTGCGCCATATCTGCCATGAACGCCAAGCTCAGACATATTGTGGTCTTCAGGACTGATAAAAACATACAGCCGAAACTGTATGCTTTTTTTCCTGTTTGCTGTTCCGAAAAAAACCTCATGCCGTACCGTTCCTGATACCCTAGTGTCATACCATCTGTACATGTGATCATGAGCGTAGAACACTCCTGACGGTATGATGGAATACTCATCTGCCTGTCGAGCCGAACCCATGCGAAGACCTTTCAGTATCTGCCAGTTTTTCAACGACTTTGATCTGCTCATATTTCACCGGAATGACGACAAGCTGTGAGATTTTGTCTCCACGATGAACAATGTATGTTGTATCGCTGTTGTTGTACATTTTGACCACAATAGAACCTGTATAGCCCTCGTCAATCAATCCGGTGGATGTTATACCATGTTTGACGTTAAGCCCCGATTTCGACACAAGAAGCCCTGCTGTGCGATGCGGTAACTGCACGTGTACTCCTGTATCAATCCGCACAGCCCCGTGAGGCTTGATCGCCCTACTTACTGGTGACTTCAGATCAATTCCTGCGTCTGTCTTGTGCGCCCTCTCAGGAATGAACGCACCATCGTCAAGCATAATTTTCATGTCTATTCTCCCTCAATAAATTTCAGATTTGCGATCTCTGTTGGCGTAAGTGTTACGATTCCTTGTTCTTCACATTCATCAACCAATCCGTTCAGCAATTCGGAAAACTCTTTGCTGTCCATCTGACTAGACCGCTTGTATATCTTGTAATGAGTGAACTCTTTCCCGTTCACGGTTCCTTTGCCAATCGGCTCGTAATACTTAAAGAAACCACGCAGATTGATTCCTGATTGAATGCTCACTACCTCATACACGCCATATCGTTGAAGCATCAGGAAATGGCAGGAATCGTTATCTAGGCGCATTACGCTCGCCAACTGATGCAACAACACCCAATAGTAGGCATTCTGCGTTAGTGACCGTCTCTGCTTCTTTTCCTTGATTTCGTAAATCTTTTCATTGTCGCCCTGCTGAAATAGCCAGTTGATGATTGCCTGTGCATTTCCTATCATACATATCGCCTCAGAACGGCAAGTCTTCCGTTAAATCGTCAACGTATGACTGCGTTTCTTCCTGTTTTGGCGTTTCCTGCGGATGTTCTTTCCTATCCTGCATAAACTCTACCGTATGCGCCAGAACCTCTGTGATATAGCGTTTCTGCCCACTATTATCCGTGTAATTTCGTGTGCTGATACTTCCCTCAATGCCTATCCTGTCACCCTTGTGTACGTAACTATATAATAGGTCTGCTGTCTTTTCCCACGCTACGCAAGGAATAAAATCAGCTCCTGCATCCTTGCCACGCCTATTTACTGCAATCGTAAACTGTGCAACGGATTTTCCGCTTTGCGTCTTTCTAACTTCAATGTCTTTAGTTACTCGCCCAACTAATGTGCATGTATTCATTTTTCACTCTCCAAAGTATATTCCTCAATCAATTTGTAAGTTTCTTCTTCGTTTATCGGCATGTCGATAAATTTGCGCTTGTCTTCCCGTAAGTGGATGATCTTCAGAAAATCCGCTGTTACTCCATAGCTCTGCGCCAACCCTAATCGGTACATATTCAATTGGTAAGCGATCTTTTCCTTGTTCAAAGCACTGCATGTTTTTATATCAGCAATCCCAACCTTGCCGTCCATTTCGATTGTCATATCAAGTCGCCCACACGCAACCGGAATATCGTCCATGAATATCACGACAGGAAGCTCATTATCAAGAACCTCAAAGCAATATTGATTCTGCAAGAACTTGAAGTGCCGTACTGCCGTGCTACCATCATCTACACCGGACTTGCAATAGTTTTCGATCTGCTTATGTACTTTCGTGCCACGTTCAGCCGCACGATTCAAAATGTCTTTCGGCACATCTGCATAATCGTTGAATTTCTTGTCAATAATCTGTGTGACGCTTGGAAGCATCACGCCGTTGAACAAATACGTGTGTGTATCTGGACAAAATTCTAAGACACCGCCAGCAATTTCCCACGACTCATAATCATTCATCTGAATACCTCCATTCATAACCATACGCCGTTAGTGTTATTCCTTTTAGACATGTAGTTATATTTGAACTTGTTACTGGTTTTCCAATGAATGACAATGCACTCCGTACGCTTTCAAAATCTCTTAAATACTTTCCATCTTTAAACATTTTTATTCTTTTTGAAGCAGGGTGATTTCCTCTTGTTTTTCCTAACCATATAGGTTTATGTACCATTAGACCGTCATTTTCTGCCTGTATAGTGTTTTCTCTGTATGTTCCCCATTTTAAATTATCTGCTCTGTTATCCGTCTTTATGTTATTTATATGCATGACAACAGGACAATCTTTTTCGTTATTTATAAATGCATTTGCAACTAATCTATGCACTCTAAAATCATGCCTAATTCTATCAGCGTCATACAGTGCTACTGTTAAATATCCGTGGCCATCCTCACGTGGTTTTAATATTGTATCTTTAGAAACATACGATGAAAGCCTATTTTTACGCAACCTCGAAAGACTTTTAACTCTTCCAAGGTTGCTGACTTGGTACAGTCCTTCATATCCTTCAATATCTTTCCACGTTTCCTTCATATATACTTCCATCACTTCACCTTGACACGCACAGATGCCTTGACAGGTTTCATCGTGCAGTACTGATCATAAGCATCGGGATTTTCTTCCTTGAATTTTTTTGTGTTGAACACTTCACGATCGACCGGCGCAATGTAGTTCACTAATACATGATCGTTTTCGACCTTGATGATTCCGTTCTTCTCCATCGCTTCAAGCAACATTTCGTTGTCTGCTTCGTCCACTTCTTTCAGCATCTTCAACTGGTCTTTGACTGACAGCATGTGAGTCATGAATTCAGGACTAATTACGGCCACTCCGTTTTCGATCTTGATTATGTCATTCATTTTCAGATTCCCCCTCGTATTCGAACTTCCGGTATGTAATCTTTGAAATAACTTTTTTCAGCGGCTCGCTAGCTCCGCAGGCTTGCACAATCATTTCATACTGCTCGGTTCCTTCTCCAACAGAACATGAAGCAACTACAGTTGCAACACGCTCACCATACTTCGTATCGACCATAACCTTGTCACCATTTTTCAGACATGAGAACATCGGTGCCTGAAACAAGAATTTCTGCCCCTTGTTCAGGTCATGTTCACACAATACCAAGTCAATCGTTTTCATCATTGATTCGCTCCTTTCTTCGCAAACAACTTACTGATCAGCTCTGATGCTTTATGCATTGAAATATCCTCAACCTTTTCGATGCTGTTTGCTTCCAACAGCTTCACGAGGTTGTCTCCGGTGTAATTTTTCTTCAGGATTTCAACCTGCTTCGGGCTTGCTTTCCTCTCTGTGGCGTTCGTTGCATCCTCATCGTTTCCGTCTGTGTCTTCTTCTGTTGCCATACCCAGAAATGCGCCCAACGAATACCGCTTGCGATACGTGATCTCAGCTCCTTCATCCTGCAACTTCGCACCTTCTTTTACTGTGAACGGATATGTGTTTGTCTCGAATACGTGGCCACTCTTGTGTACCAACACACACCTCACACCGCAGATGCCATTTTCGTCAATTCCGATAGGCTGTAACAGCGCAAAGTTCTGATTCTCCTTGATCTTGTTCAGAATGTTGTCTAGCGGAACATAGTTGAAGCTCTTTTTCATCCACTCGTTTGTTTTCCGATTCTGTACGGAATACTCAACCTGTGCTGTCTTTTCCAACCCTTTGAGCTGATTGACAAGCTCGATCAAATCTGTGGCGACTTCTGGTGTAATGTTTTCAAATCCTTTCATGTTATTAGTTTTCCTTTCTTTTTGAAACCTCTTGCTCGTACTGAGCCACAATTTTTTCAAGTTCTTCTGCGTGTCCTGCTGTTACGATTCCTAGCACGATCTCTTCCATGGCTTACCCTCTCTCTGTCATAACTTTTACGTTTTCTGCGCCGAACGCTTTTGTGAATGCTTCAATCACTGTGTACGATGGATTCTGCACTCCCTGCTCGATGCCTGAATAATGGCTCTCACTGATTCCTAATATTTCAGCCATCTGCTTCTGCGTCAGCCCTTGCCGAATGCGGAACACTTTCAACCCTGTTCGCTTCACTTTCCTAGCTCCTTTCTATGCTTATATAATAATCCTTTCTACCTAAATGTCAATCACTTTTCATTATGTGGCAATTACTTTTTGTTGTTTTCTTTTTGTAACTTTGATATTATAATATTGCATACTTTTTTCTAGGTGGTGTAATCATTGATAAACAACATGCACATCGGCAAAAAGCTGAAAGAACTGCGCTTGTCTCGTGGATGGAAACAAACTGACGTTGCCGACAAAGTAGGTCTGTCCCGTCCTGCTATCAGCAATATCGAGTCCGGCAAGCGTGCGCTTACTCTGTCAACACTTCAACGATTCTGCGAAGTATTCAATATCGATATTTCGTATTTCGGGATAAGCACTGATGCCTATAACGAAGCAATTGATCTTGTCTCTCGCATCGAATCTCTGTTCAACGATCTGCCCGATACTGAAAAGGATGACCTCTATCGCACGATCATGAAGCTATACCTTTCGGCTCGAAATGATTCTCGTTGAAACATTCTGCCGTAAAAAAAATATCATCAACAACATAATCGATCTGTATGTCTTCCTGTGATGCGTACAGATTGAATAGCAATGAATAGAATTTGTCTACGTCCATAATGTCACCGCCTTTCAACGATATTATGGGCATTTTTCTGATTTTATACGCAAGGATGTGATTTTATGAAAAAAAGTTTGCGTGTTGCCGGATATGCTCGTGTCTCGACAGACGAACAGAAAAAATTCGGATACTCCATATCTGCACAGACTGACGAAATACAGCGATGGTGCAACGAAAATGGCCATGACCTACTCCACATCTACATTGACGAAGGATACTCAGCAAGCACATCTAAACGCCCGAATCTGCAAAAGCTGATGAACAGCCTACAAGACATTGACGCTATCGCTTTCACACGCCTTGACCGCTTATCTCGTTCCGTACTCGATGCGAACAAAATGCTTGAACTCCTGCATCAGAACAATGTCGCCATGATCTCCATCAATGAAGACGATATAAACACATCGACTGCGAACGGGCTATTCATGTTCAATTTGAAAGTCAATCTTGCTGAACACGAGCTGAAGAAAGGCTCAGAACGTATCAAGGCTGTTTTCGAGTACAAGATTGCGCAAGGCCAGCCCATAACAGGAAAACTCCCTTTTGGCTATAAAATCATCACATCAGATGGAGTAAAAAAAGTCGTCAAAGATGAGGCTACAGAAAAAATTGTCGACGATATATTTGCATCATTCCTGCTGTATCAGTCAGTTCACCATGTTGTCGATCTCGTGAACAATAAATATGGCATGTGCAAGCCGTACCACTTTTTCACCCGTATTCTGAAAAGCGAATTTTATGCTGGCATATATCGTGGCAATCCCAACTACGCAGAACCATACATCACAATAGAAACACGCAATGCCGTTCTGACCGCATTAGAAGCCAATATACGCAAAGGTTTGAACAGACATGTATATTTATTCACTGGGTTGATAAGATGCCCTGAATGCCGTTCCAAACTCACAGGAACGAGCTACCCTAAAAACACCGACAGATACTACTATTACAGATGCAACATTGCACACTCTCGTCACGTCTGCGATCATCGGAAAACATACGCCGAGGCTCATCTTGAACAATATTTGATTGCAAACGTTTCGTCACTACTTGGAAACCACATCGCCACCGTGCAGAATGTAACTCCTGCAACCATCGACACGACTGAAGCTGAGATTCAGAACCTACAAGCTGAAATGGAACGGCTGAATATCATCTTCATGAAGAAACGAATGTCTGTCAGTGTCTACGATAAAATGTATGCAGAACTCGAAAATAAAATAACAATGCTGAAACAAAAAATGCCGAAAAAAGATAATACTGATGCACTGAAAAAACTCCTCAACAGCGGTTGGGAGAATGTCTATCACGGCATGACAAGAGAAAACAAGCGCACATTGTGGCGCAACCTAATTCAAGAAATACATATCACCGACAACGGTTACGAAATAATTTTCCTATGACAGCTCCGGCTGTCTTTTTTATTCCGAGTAACTATATCCAACCTGTAGGCTACGCCATGTCAGTCGGAATTTTAGGCATGAAAAAAGGCAGTCATTTCAGACTGCCTTAGAAAGGAATGGTATGCTGAACAGCATCCCAGAAAGGTGTGGGAAACATGAAACCCACAATCAAATTATAGCACGACAAGTTCAGATTTTCTAACGCCAGTTATTTCCAGTCACGGAAGTACCAGTAACCGCAGGCATTCGCAAAATCTCGCAACTGCTGTTCGTCAATGACATACCGCAAGCCGTTATTTTTCGATATTGCTCTGCACGCCTCTTGGTCACTGATCAATCCGTCAGCCCAGTCGCTCAGAATCTTTCGGTCAAGCCTTGCGACAGTCCAATCAGATTTCGGAATGAATCTGTATTTTCTCATGATGCCACCGCAACCATAATACATCCTACATAGCTGTTTTTTCAACCTCAGCAATGTAGATAGGCTTCTCTCTCCGCTTGCTTGTGTAACCGCAAAGCTCGTTCCCTGTCTCAACCAGCGGATACCGTTCTTCAATCCGCACCTGCTGTCCGAGTGCATAGGCGATTATTTTTTCGCTTGTATGGATGCCATACTCTTCAATAAGTTCATCAGGAACGAGCGAATTTCCGAACGCCTTTAGGTTGTCTATCACCCACGGCTCTGATGTTTTCTTCTTCACAGCCCTAGTTCCTCTAGTGTGTACTCTTTGTACATTTTCATGCCTTTATACATTGTACCGGCTTCAAACCACGGTAAGCTACAACGATCATATTTTGAAACAAAAATTGTTAAGCACTCCCTTTTGGAAGTGGTATCCTTACCCTTGCAAATGCTAGTCACTCTATCTCTGAACGGCCTGATCACCGCACTTAAATATCTACGCTCTGCATCGTCAAGAATTGGTTCTTTATGCTCCATGTCAAGCCATTGCTGAAACGCTGAAGAGTAAGTGCCTCGAACTTTTCCTAAGTGTCTACCATTCAGGAAAATGGCAATAGTGTCATAACTTCCTTTCAGACAAACATCGCTGAACTTGTACCCGTTCTTGATTATCCATTCCGCATTATTCATAATCCGAGCTCCTCAAGCGTGTACTTCTCGTATAGTTTCATGCCTTTGTACATATCGGTTTCGCAGAAAACAGGGAAAGACATGTCATTACTTGAATCAGTAAAACGAATGCAAATGTAACAGTCTGTATAGCCGCCCTGATAAGCCATAACAACTTTTGAAATGAACTCCACTCTGTCTCTGAACGGCCTGATCACGGCTGAAAGATACTCCCTCTCTGCATCATCCAAAATCGGCTCTATATGCTCTGCATCAAGCCATTCCATAAAAGCGTAAATAGCACCAATTTTTTTAATTGTGCCTAGGCATGTGTAGGCTCCATTCTTTTTAATGCTTATTGCATAAACGCCAACGTCTTTTGTATAAAGAACGTTCAAATCGTCAAACTTGTACCCCTGTTGAATCATCCACTCTGCATTAGTCATTGTCATGATTTCTTGCCTTCCTCATTCTTTCTGCTAGTGCCTGTCTTTCTTCATCTGAAAGTTCACGCTTCTTTTTCGGTGTTCTCAATGACAGCAGATGCTTTGGTGCTGATACTTCAATAGCCACTACTCTGCCGTTCATCTTTTCTTCACGAACAAGCATATATCCAGCTTCGCCATTTTGCTCGCTTTTCTTCAGCAATTTCATTAGTTTCGTGATCATCGTCTGGTCGGTTGTATAAATATCCATCCGATCATCTTGTCTCCCAAAATTTACTGTTGTTTCTTGCTTTGATACGCTAATTCCGTTATTCATGGTTTTCTGTCTCCATCTTTGCGCCGCATCCTTCGCAATAGTCAGGAATATATCCGTCCTCTACCTCACGTTCAATTCCACATCGTGAGCATTTAAGCGTTGCCAAACCGTCTACACAATCAAGAGCAATCACGGTCCAATGAGCATGTTTTCCTTCTTTCAGCTTCTCGTTTTCCTTTGTAAGCTGTTCGATACGGTCATACAGCCTGTTTAGCTGTTCATCATTCAGATTGTTCATATTTCCCCCTATTCATTGATGTAGCTAATCAGTGCAGGATTCTCAGCGATTTCAGATGCAGTAGGTGGAGCGTACCTGAAACTTGTATCAGATACGCCTACCACAAACGCAATGACAATCCCATACAATAATACGACAATCGCCATTGCGTAAATCATAATTCTGAACGGCTTCCTCAATCTTCTATGCTTTCTCATTTCCTGCCCCGTCTGATAATTTCTTATAAAAATCTATCTCTTTCTCATAATCAATACTTTTTATATCATAATACGCATTGTTACCCATCAGCGCATCGCCTATTAGAAAAAGCGCAAGATAATCACCTACCGGATTGTACTGCTTGTACGTTTCATAAATTTCACGCATCAACTCAACAATTTTTGCTTCGCATTCTTCTCTAGTCATTTTCTTATCCTCTAAGCGGCTTTTACAGCTCTGTTACTTCAGCAGGATGATCCCAGTCCGCAAAATCCGAAAGATCATTGTTGACTGGCGTTTCTTCTTCACTGATGTACCATTCCGGCTTTACATAGTCCCAACGAACCTCATACTCGTTTCCGCTTTCGTCATGTGCTGTAGCATAGAATGCTACGCCATCCTGATAATCGTCAACCTCCGGTGCGTAATTCACAAACAACTTCTTTCCATTACAATTCAATTCAAACATGTTTTTGTTTTCCTTTCTTCCTGCGGCTTCTTTAGGTGAGCCGCTAACCTTTTGGATTTTTACTTCCATAATCCAAGCTTTGCAAGAACTTGTCCGTATTCCATGTGGGTATGCATCATTCCCTCTATTTCAGCATACTGCGTGTATAAGCTCATATAATCTTTTCCACACTTCAGCAGGTCTAGGGCATTCTCAAGCGCACTGCACCAAGCTTTCCCTGTTCCTTCTGTTCTGTTAAGTCCCTGCAATCTTTGGAATATTGCATCTTGTCTTTTCCTCAGATCACCATATTGGTTGAATTGTTCCTGTAATGCTTTTCTTTCTGTGCTTTTCATGATGTTATTTCCTTTCTCTTACTTTTCAAGAATCAGATTTGCTAATATTTCGATAACTTCTTCAGAATTTTTTTTCATTAGAAGCTCTGCTTCTTCTACTTCTTCAAGTCTTGTCCATTCACCCTCATTGAAGAATCCTGCCTTGTCAAGTGCCTTTGCAACAAGCTCTGCCATATTGTAATATTTCTGCTTCATGTTCTTTATTTCCTTTCTGATTACGCTTTCATTATAATAACATCATAAGGGAAGTCAACACCTTTTTTGACATTTTTTTACAAATAAAAAAGCCCTATTTCTAGGGCTAGAATCCGACAACTCTCGTGATGTATATTGCGCTTTCTGAGCTCCATGTGTTGCCATTGTTTTTCAGCGTAAGCTGATAATTCTGCAAAAACGTAATTGATGTTCCTGAGATAGAAACTATTGCGAACTTCGCATAGTCAAAATCTGCCACATAATGAACTGTTCCAAGATGCGCTCTCTTTCCATTCGGGCTGTACACCTTAACAGAACCACACACATTGTCGCCGGATGATCTGAAGTAAATCTCAATATAACTGTAATTCGCTGAGCTATCGCTCAATGTTACTGTTCCTGCTGTTCCGGTTGTGCCGCCATCATACAGAACAACCCCAAGTACCGACTGCCCGTTGACTTCAAGGCTTTTTGCACGCTTCGGAAAGCAGTTGATTCCGACCGAATTATTTTTTCTGTCAAAGTACGCAATCGGTATCCCTCTCTGCAATATCAGATTGTATGTACTGCTACCGATCTTGTCAGATATAAGCACTTGTACATTCCACTCGTATTCGTTATCTGCCGTGAATGCAGATGCCGTATTGTTCTCTATTGCTGTATAGTCTCCATAACTACTGTCGGACAATTTCTTGATTCGATATTTGATCGTGACAGTATTTTTCCCACCTATCGAGCTGTAGTCTGCACTGACTTTGATCGTGCTGTCCGAGTAAAAATTGCTGTTACGTGCAAGGTTTACAATTCCGGTCGGCACCTTCCAATCGTACACTGAGATTGTCATGTCCTTCGTGGTCGCATTTCCTCTGCTGTCTACGACTGTAATTTTTGCAACGGTATCACTCGAAACATTCACGGTTCCTACATTCACGGTTGCGGAACTTACTGACAGCGAACCGCTTTTCACATTCCCATTGATACTGACTGAATAGGACTTCAGCGTTGCGCTGTTCAATGCCTGTGCGCTTGAAATACTCACGACCAATGTGCTATTGTTCCGTATGATCTCCTGATTATTTCCGGTGATCGCTACAGTCGTTGCATTTGAATCGCTATAACTGCATGAGAATGCCGGACTTGAATTGACGACATGCGCAACAAAATCACACGATGCTTTGCCTACTGTGACATTGCCATTGAATGTCGTTACCTCAATCGTTCCGCTACCACTGTTGGCATTCGGAATCTGAGCATACAGGTTGCTTGCGATTGTTTTTGTATTCAGGCTCACATTATCCAATACGCCTGTTGCGATCTGATAACTATAACTGCCAAACTTCAGCACAACAGTGTGCGTGAATGCCGTTGACTTACGGTTCATGTGGATTGTGATTGTATCCCCGATGTTCCAGCTCGGTGAATTGTTAGGCCATGTATTGATACTCGGAATTGACGCACGACCGATGCTAGGCAGGCTCCAGCTTCCGGAACCCTTACAGTTTACGGCGACCGTATAAATTCCTGCTTCTGCACTTGCGCTGAATGTCTTTGAACCGTCATTGTTATGTGCAATAGCAACCTCACCAGATGCCACCACAGTGCCGCTATACAGGTTGATTCGTGTTGAGGATGTATAAACCACCACACCGTTGACAACAACCTTAAAATTGCCTGCTTTGTACCAATAACCTGACGCAATACCACCACCTGTGAGTTTCCACGTAATCACAGACTGATTGTTTGCAGTGTTCTGATTTTTAAGGCTCCAATCAAACTGCAAATATGCCCCATCGTATGTTGATGTTCTAAAACTTCCACTGTTCATACTCACTCACCTACCGAAACTAAGCCAATGCCATCATTTGTAACTGTGTCGCCATTCTTCACTGTGATAGGGATAAATCGCATCCGATTGCACAGCGTAATTTCTTCCTCAATAACTGATTTTTTCTGATGGAACTCGTCACCCGAAACCCAATAGACTTTTGCACCTGTAAAATCATATCCAGCAAAGCCTACATCGCTGTTCATGACGATATATCCGCCATCTGAGCCGTACATCTTCAGACCATTTTTGTTCAGCTCTGCAATCAGATTGTTCGCCTCATCATATACTTCGATCTGCCCGTTTTGGTTGAGGTTAGAGCCTAGTTTCAACGTACCGCCTTTGATCATATCAGCAACCAAATTGATAACATTGATCTTCTGCATGTTCAGCACGTTGTCGATAGTCCATGCGCTTTGAAAATCCCCATTGATGCCATTCTGCGAAAATGCGATACCGCCGCTGTTTATCATGATCACGTTGTGCGCATCTTCTTTCGGCAGTGCATCTACAATCAGAATCTTGTCTCCTTCATAAATGCAGTAGGAACTTCCTAACGCATTCCATATCTGAGTCTGAGCTTCGGATAACTGCTGACTGAGAGTGACAGTCAAGGTCTGATTGTTTGCTTCAATCTGATTCTGCGTATTAGATGTAACTGAACCTACAAGGTTAGAAAGTTTCTGCGTGAAGTTCCCGAACTCCAGTTCCTTATACTGTTTCAAGATGCAATCATAATCGTATGAGATAACGTGCGTAATAATATCGATGCCTAATGGTTCATCAATGACCTCGACCGTATCACCGATGTCCGTGACTTTCTCTAGGTTGGCTTTCATCGTGTAGTTCACTTCCGGTACGCTATGCTGTTTCAGGTATGCGTATCCCTGCGCTCGAAGGTCTGTGATCAATGCTTTGTTGTACGCATCCTCGTCGAGCTTGCCTTTATCGTCTTTGTAATCTTCAACGCTAATCGACGGTTGAAAGGAAACGACTTTCGTGTGCGGAATCGGATATTGAATGTCTGAATACAGATACGTTTCGTCAAGCAATATTCCGTCCCTGCCGACTGGCATCAGCTTCGTGCAGACGTTATCCCATTTCGATGTGCAAGTGATGTCCTTCAAATTTTTTTTGTACCGCACCACTACACCGTTATCAGCACCGATGCTGTTCATGATCTTGATGCTCCAGTTATCACGAACAAGATGTCCACCCCATCGCTGTATAACCGTGTTTACAGCCTCGTAGAGCGATTTTCTCACGCACCTGTATGAATCTACCACCCCAACATCGGAAAGCGTGCTGAAAGGGCTAGGATTGTCTGTAGCGTTATTCAGATGATCTAATGCGTCATTGCAATTTTTATCAACGACATAGCTGTCCTGTATCACGTAGTTTTTGCTGTCATAGAAAACGTGCCATGCCTTGAGCTGAATCTTGGTTTTGGTTTTCTCAACATTTGAAATGCGGAACGCCTGATCTCCCTGTGGTGTGTTTGCAATGATGATGCGACCATCTGTAAGATCATCCACATACGATATGTCAGTCTCCAACTCCAAGTAGAAACTTCCGTTGTCCTCTTTATGGATTCTTGCTTTCAACGGAATAATCACTCGATCGCCGTTGCTCGTATAATCTGTATCTGTTACCCCGAATAGTTTTATCATGCTGTCACCTCACCTATATTGTAATAAAAAGCTCACATTTCTGTGAGCCTTTCATCAAGCCGTCCTTATCCAAAAGGGCATCGTGTAGTAGGGCGGCATGTTGTTATGAGGCTGGGAACCACCTGTATCCGTATTAATTGTCTTAATTGATACTTCTTGACCAGCCCTATCGCAAATTACGCCGTTTCCAGCCCCGCTTCCGTTTTCGTAGTTGTTTATTACACACGATGTAGATTTTGATCCTTTAGGTAAGTATCCGCCGCTCTGATTTGTAGAAGTTAATTTAATCATGTGCGTGTGGTTTGCCATCTCATCCACTGTCAGCACGTGTTTCGCCTCGCCGCCTGTTGATCCGGCCGGATAGGTATCGCCTGCCGCAAGAATGAAAACGTCTTTTTTCTGTTTCCATGTTGTTCCTGAGTAAATCGTGTTCGGGTCGGTCTGAAAAAAGCCACCGTAACCTACGGGAAAAGGGCAACCAATGTTCGCCCATTCAAAATCGTAATCTGTAGCTGTTTTTTTCTTCAAATACTGCCCTGCTGTTCCGCCTGCCGGAACGCTTACGCCTTGATCGCCTTTGTCACCTTTTTCACCTTTTTCGCCTTGGATGCCTTGGATGCCTTGATCGCCTTTGTCACCCTTGTCACCTTTTTCACCTTTTGTGACCGTAAATGTTTCCGCTGTGCCATCGTTAAAGCTGATTGTGTAAGTGTCTACAAGTCCGCTTGTTCCGGTCTTGCTTATGTCTGAGATTTCTTTCCCGTTCGTGACCGCAAAGGTTGATACAGTTCCATCATCAAATTTTACAGTGTAAGTGTCAATGAGCCCACTTGTTCCTGTTTTTTCGATGCTGACAATTCCCTTGCCTTTTTCGCCTTTAAGCATCAAGACTTTTACATCAGGCTCGTAAAAAAATTCGTTCATAATTGCTCACCTCACCACATCTTCTTAGTCTGCTAATGTTGCGATCTCACCGCTTGCGATGTCACCGCTTGATAGTCTGTGACTGTAAAGGCGAAAATAGCGATAACTCACTGTTTTCACATCAACCATGCAGTTGTTGTCACACCGTGAAATATTAGCCCACGAATTTCCATCATTTGATCCTTGTGCGACAATATAAACGTCTTGTCCTGAATTTTCTCTGATTGTTGCTAATGCAATGTAAAGCGTCTTACTTCCTGCACCTCCCGTATCGATCACGGATGAGTATTGATTGCCGGACGAAAAGCCGTAAAGCTGTGTGACACGAAGTTTGCCTCGCCCGTTGCTGGTACCGTCCGAATAGCCGGAACTATACCCATCACTTTTTCCAACCGAGTATCCGCTGTTGTATCCGTCAGTTTTGCCAGAATTATAACCATCTGTATGGCCTTTACTATATCCGTCAGTATTTCCATCATCGTATCCGGCCTGATAGCCGCCACCTAATCTGATAACGTTCGCCATCCGCTCACCACCTCTCTAAACGTTTCCTCTGAAAATAACACGAATCGGAATGTTAATTTTCGGGACAGTTCCCAATGCTTTGAGTGTAAGACTTCCGGATGCCTGCCCACCATCAACAACTAATGCTCGTTCAAGTGCTTTTAATTGATCTGACGTGATTCCAACAGCCGGAAGGATTTCCTGATTGCTCGATGCTGTGATGAGGCTGTCGCTGATTGTGTACTTGCCTGCACTCCATCCGCTTGACGATAGCGTGAATGCCTTAATTGTGCTAGGTGCCGGCGCAAACGTTTCAGGCTTTCCGCTCACATTGTCCCATGTTGTTGGGTACGCATCAGGTTTTCCGCTTACGTTTGCAAAATCCACCGTGTTAATATCAAGCCAATCGTAATCGTAATCAGCATCCGATTTCTTCTGAAGATACTGCCCTGTTTTACCGCCTGACGGTATGCTTGTACCTTGATCACCTTTGCTTCCCTTTTCTCCTTTGAGCATCAGGATTTTAACGACAGGCTTTTTGATATGGTTATTCATCCTACTTCACCCCGATCGTCACATCGTCATAGATTTTCAGCACGCCATTCAGAATTGTAAAAACGTCACTGTTCAGGCTGATCTGTAGGTCGTAATAATACTGCCCTGCCTCGATTGACTCCGTATCTTCAGGCGCAACCCGAACGACATAATACAGCTTGTTCCCATCAGTTTTTACATAGCTGATGCCATCACTCAGCTTTTTCTGAAATACGTTTGCATCATCATCGTAATTCTTTTTGCATGAAAAGAACACACTTTCAAGCTCCTGTGGTGCCTCGTCAAATTCAACCTCGATACCGAACTGTAGTGTGTCACCTCGCACCATTTCTAGTTTTGTTTTTTCCATCTATATCCACCTGCTGTAATTTTTGAATGAAATACTGCTGACATTTCCCGAAAATGAAACCTCATTCGCTCCGATGTTCAGCTTGAACGAATCATAATCTCCCTGCACGTTCCGGTTCATCAACGTACTACCGCTGTATGCTTCCATGTTTTCTGTATCGATTGTCACCGAGCTGTTAGTCCCCATGTCGATACTAAACAACTGCAAGCCGTTCAACGACAGCGTGATTGTTCCTGTTCCTGTGATCTCAATGACAGGCCGTGAGATATAGTTCCCATTGTTCCGCACCGTGATACTTCCAGACGGGCTGTCAAACTTCTTCATGGTTTCGATAGTCGAATACTTAAACGGCTGTACATGATAGACCACCTCTGCTGTACGGAATCTCACTAGACGTTCAAAGTCAATTTTGTCTATGATCTGATACCTGTAGTATCTTTCCGGTTCGTTAGAGAATGTCACCTCTCCGCTTGTGTTGAAAAACGGAATAATTTCATCGATGTCATAATCTCCAAACAAGCCGATTGTCATGTGCTTATCGTAAGCTGAATATCCAAGCACCGAAACGATGTCTCCATCACGCCCATCGATTTCTGTTATGTCGGTACGAACAGCAGGCTTGCTGATAGCAGGAAGTTCACTGATCAACAGCCCTTTGATTTCTCTGCTGTCTCTCCCATTCTGAATAACATAGTTCATAGTCCACCTCAGTTATAAACAGCCTGCGTCACTGTCTTCTCGACAAATTTTCCCATCGTCTCATCATCCATTTCGATCTTGACCTTACTGAGTGCCTCAACGACTGCGCCAACGATGTCTGTATTTGCCCCATTAGAGCCGTTCTCAGGCTCTTTAACGCTGTCCTTGATAGAATATCTACCCTGTGCGTTCATGCCCCTAGAAAGCCCGTTTATGTCGATTTTAGACGCAACATTGAACCCATCGCCGAATGACTTATCGAATCTATTGAGCGTATCCTTGCCTAGCTTATCAACCTGCCGGAATAGAGAATCTTCCTCCGACTCAATACCAATGCCAAGACCTTGTAGCAAATACCGTCCCATTTCGTTTGTCGCCTTTGACGGTGAATGTTCCTTCAATCCTTCACGCAATTTGCTGAGAATGTTAGATGCAAAATTGCCGACCACTCCGAACACCCAACCGGAACGATTGTTGATGCCGTTACCGACACCTGTTGCCAAGTCCTCACCACCTTGATGGAATCCAGACTGTTTGCTCTTGACTTCATTCATGCACTGTTTCACGAGCTTCGACATTTCCTCTTTCGACTTCGGCTGTCCTTCTTTCACACCGTTGATATATGCTTGCATGTTTCCATCGGAAGTCTCTTTGAACGTCACATTTGCTCCAGTGATCTGTGACATAATCATGTCAAGCCCTGAGCCCCATTCGATGTTGACATTATCAAGCCCCTGCTGTGTCGTGGCTCTGTACTGCTCCATCTGAGTCTGCAATTCAGTAAGCTGATTCTCGTCTGCCTCGATCTGGCTATCGTACATGTCAGAATTGCTTTGATCTTTCAGCTCCTTCAGCAATTCAAGATGTTCAGCCGTGTTGTCGTACTGCGTCTGTAACTGTTCCAACTGCGCATCGCCCTGACTTTGAAAATCCTTGACGTACTCCCAACCTACGTTGGTCATTTCGGAATATTTTCCCTCATGAGCTAACGCCATGTTGTTTTCGTACTGTGCAATATCGTATGCGTACTTCGACACAGTTTCTTTCTGCTGATCGTATGCGCTCTGAACCGTTGCCACCTGCTCGTCAACCTTCTGAATTTTCAAATCAATTTGGCCGACTTCGTTCAGAATATTTTCGGCTTCTTCCTGTGACGCTGAATTGCGGACAGACTGCAAAAGCTGTGTTTTCTCGGCCACAAGGTCTGCACGCTGTGACTGAATCTCCTGCAACTGTGCTTCAGAATCTCTCAGCTTCTGTACTTCTTCATTCTGATTGCTGATTGCCTGTGCGTATCCGGTTTCCTGAGCATCAAGAATGATCTGAGCTTTTTTCTGCTGAATTACTTCGTCAATAGAATCTTTGAGGTTGTCATACCCTTCGATGATTCCATTGTTATAGCTCATTTCAACACCTAGCGCATCTGCAAGCTGTCCGGTGATGAACGATGCACGAGCTTCATATCCTTCCTTGACCTTGCCATTTTCATCAACGATTCCGCTAAGTTCACGAGCTAACGACTGGTAGTAAGACATTTCTGTCATGCCCTGATCAATGGCTTTCTGTCTTGTCTCAGCCATCGAATCGTAAGCCTCTTTACTCTGATTGATCGAATCAGTCTGCGTTTTCAGAGCATCCTCGAACTCTGCCTGTGCTTCTGCATTCTCATCAGTTTTCGATTTCAATGCAATCAACGCAACCGTAAGACCTGCAACCGCAGATGCCACAAGAATAATCGGATTCGCATTCATCGTAAGATTAAGCACTTCCATTGCTTTCGACAGGCTCCCTGCGGTCTTCACCGCATCAATGAGCTTCAGCGACATGCTACTGATCTGCATTGCGAAACTAGCAACCTTGTTGAACGCCATAGCAGAAACCACACCTGCAAGAACACTAGCAACAGTCTTTCCATTCTTCAACAGCCACGTAAAGCCCTTCGTGATCTTTTCTAATGCGTCTCCTGCTTCTCGCCCGAACTTCTTCCAGTTCACACCATCAACGGCTTTTGAAATGCTATCGATTGCTTTACGGATTGACGGTTCAAGTTTCCGATAAATCGTGAGCTGAACACCCTCTAGCTGTGACTTCAGCAACGTCATTTTACCGCCGACGTTGTTCAGCATTGTGTCAGCCATTCTTTCGGCTGAACCGGAAGAATTTTTGACCGCAAGTGTGAGCTTATCAAAATCCGCAGGTGAACTATTCACGATTGCAAGCAATCCGCTCATTGCTTCAGCACCTGCAATACTTTTTGCATACTGTGTCTGTTGCGACGCTGATAAACCGTCGAACTTTTCACGCAAAATTTCCATGACTTCCGCCAATGGTTTCATGGTTCCGTCAGCGTTAGTGATTGAAATACCCAAAGCATTCATTGCATCAGCACATTCTTTCGGCGGTGCGGATAACCTCGTCAGCACCGATCTCAAAGCAGTACCAGCTTTTTCTCCCTTAATTCCAGAGTTTGCCATCAATCCGATTGCTACTGCTGTATCTTCCATCGAATAACCCAACGCACCAACGATAGGCGCAACATACTGAAAAGTCGCACCCATCAGCGATACGTTTGTATTTGCGTTACTTGATGCCGCCGCCATTACATCTGCGAGTCGCCCTGAATCCTTTGCACTGTAACCCATAGCTGTTAGTGCATCAGTCACGATGTCAGATGTTTTCGCTAAATCCTCACCTGAAGATGCGGCAAGATTCATGATACCTTCCAGACCATCAAGCATGTCAGACGTTTTCCAACCTGCCATTGCCATGTAAGTCAGTGCTTCTGCGGATTCCGTTGCGGTGAACTTTGTTTTGGAACCCATTTCCTGCGCTTTCTCAGACAGCTTCGCCATGTCCTCTGCCGATGCACCGGAAATAGCTCCAACCTGTGACATTGCAGAATCGAAACTCGCACCAGTTTCAACAACCTGCTTCGACATGTCTTTCAGCCCTTCGACCACTTTGCTGATTACACTTGATGCAAGGTTAGCAAGAACGTTTTTGAATGTTGTGTATCCTTCTGATGCTTTCTGCGCTTTCTCTGCGGAATCCTCAACACTATCGCCGAGTTCATTAGTCGGGCTTTCAGCTTCCTTCATCGCATCGCCTAGATCGCCGATGCTTTTTTCAGTCTTTGCAACGTTGGCCTTGGAGTTGTTCAGCTCCGTTCCCAGCTTTGATAGGGATTCTCTGTTTTTATCCTGTGCCTTGGTCGATGAATCGTACTGCTCCTGCAATTCCTGTACGGCCTTTTCCTGCAAGGCATACTCCATGCTGTTCTTACCGCACTGAGCTTCGATGAGATTCAGCTCCATCTTTGCCTTGTTGAGCTGTTTCCCTAGTTCTTCATGCTCGTCTGCCGACTTCTGCGTTGCGACCTTAAATTCTTCGTACTGCTTAGTCAGCATATCGACACGCTGTTTCTGCACACTCAAAACATCATTCAGTGCTTTGCTTCGTGCGTTTAATGCTGTAATGCTCTGATCGTTTCTGTCATACGTATTTGTAACGATCTTCATTGCAGACGACATTTCACGCAAGTTCTGAGTGATCAATCTCAGCTTCGCTCTGTATTCTGTTTCGCCCTGTAGTTTGACTACGCCACCAAATGCCATATATACCACCTACCTATCAGAACCATTCGTCACTGTCCTGTGCTTTTCTGTAAGCCTGTGCATACGTTGTCCCTGTTTTCTTCAGCATCATTTCAAGATCGAACGTATCCTTGTATTGTTTGTAAAATCTGTTGAACATCGTGAGTGTCATTCTCCCAACCTCACGGAATGTGAAACCTAACTTGTTTCTGCCGATGAAATAATACCATGTAAAGTCGATCGGTTCCGGCTCAGAATCATCATCGGCGATTATGCGTTTTTTTCTGCGCTCTCCGTACTCTTGATCACAGTATCATTCATCATGGCGACTGCATTCTCAAACCCGATTTCAGAGATCATTCTTCCGACTTTTCGAGTAGTCAGCGGCTGAATGTTTGCATTATCATCTTCATTCTGAATTGCAATCCATTCGTTGATCATGGCTGTGATTCCGAAGATAACAGCTTTAGCATTCGGCTCTGAACCATTACCATCAGACAGGTCAGCCCATTTCTCGATTGTGCCGTACCTGTCCTGAATAACTTCCATCGTGTTGAAGTTAAACACCAGCCCGTACTGCTGTCCCTTGTATGTGAGTCTTCCTTCAATATCCTTCATGTTGTTTTCTCTCTTTCTAAAAATATGGGCAGGCTATTACACCTGCCCACCTATATTGTAGGATTTTTTTATGCGCCTGTCTTCTTCATCAGACCTTCAAGGTATGTCACCGCTTCGGTCTTGGTGTCGAATGTCTTGGTCACAGACCAGTCACCATTGGCAAGTGCAGATGCGGTTCCTGTGATCTCAACGGTTCCGAACTCCACAGAATCACCCTTGGTTGTGTTGGACTGCTGAGGCTCCGCAAACTTAACCTTGTACAGGAACTCAACCTTGTACTGGTACTGGCCGTTTACCATCTTCGTGACAATACGTCCGAACCCAACATACGGCGCAGTATCTCCGGTGTTACGTGTCATTGCCTGCGTTTCCTCATCTACCTTGTGGCCAAGTAAGTCAGCCATTGTCTGCTGATCATCCTCATCAACGCCCATCGTGACAGATGCCTTGGAGAATCCGTAATCGCTCTCTGCAAGCCCATCATCAGCATAAAGCTCTGCACTGTTGTTTGTCGGTTCTACAGAACACGAAACTGCCTTGGCAGGCTTCTTCGCCCCTGCATAAGACGGTGTACCGTCCTCTGCTTCAGTAAGTACAGAATAGCGGAAGTTGTTTAACCCGATTTTAGCCATTTTTTTCTTCGCTCCTTTCGATTGCGAAACAAATTACCTTGTGATAGTAGCCAGTATCCGCTTCGTACATGTCAGCAGAATCACGGCTCATACACCACGTGAACCCAAGCCCTAGCATGATGCTCTTGATTGCCTCGACAATGGGCTTGTAATTGCCTTTTGTGTAAATGCTGAAGTCGTAATAACTCACGTAATTCAGCAATTCATCATCACCATACAGCGCACCCTGAGAATCAGATTCATAATACACGACATAAGTGTCAGACTTTCCCATATATTGCAGGAACTTGACCGGAACAGCTTTGCCATTGACTGTGAAACCTGCGAATGCTTTTTCGATCTTTTTATTCATCAATGATGCCCCTGCTCAACTCTTTCTGTGCCTTCTTCATCGTGTTCTCTATCTGTGCTTTGTTGAAGCTCTTTCGGAAGAACGGATGCACCGGATACTTTCTCACACTTGAACCATACTCGAACATGTTTGCGACAAGTGGCGCAGGTGTTTTCTTTCCATCTTCATTTGTGAAGTATCCTGCTATCACGATTTTCGTATTGATACCATCATCAGATGGAGTCTTGTATGTCCGTGTCAATTTCAGATTGCTCCGGTTCAATGCTTTCAGAAATGTCACTGGCATGTTTGCCTTGACGTTATCAAGTACAACCTGTGCGGCTTCTCTCGTCATGCCGCCGAATATCTTGTCGTAATATTCATCAAGATAACGCACATCATTCAGCACATCATCAGGAACTTTTGCGATAAAACTAGCCATCAGTGTTCCACTTCCTTTGCCTGAATTTCCAGCATTGCGTTTGCTTCGTCAACATTGTTCAGATATTCAATGCTGTATGTTTTGCCATTGAAGTCGATCAGCATATCCCTCGTGATCTGAGTTTTCGGATACCGAATCAGAAACCGTGTGTATGCTTTTTCAAAATCTGAATTGTTTGCGATCAGCGTATATCCTCTTGTCGTTTTGACATTTGCGAATGGCTTCAGCACAACAGTTTTCTGCTTGGTCTGAAAGCCATCTTCATCAGTTACAACCTCAACACTGTATATCGTTATCCGCTTATTGAACTGGCCTGCATTCAATGTTGAACGCTGATTGTACATTCCGCTGTTCGTACTCATAACAGGTTCACCGAATGCATTCCGAGGATAGTCTCAACGACTTTGTTCAAGTTGGAATTATCAACATACAACGTTCGATTGTCCCACATGTCTTGGCAAAGAATATATACCACAATTACAAAGTCCGGATAGTTGTCAAGCTCCTGCTCATTACGCCCTGTATAGTGCTCAATAAAGGACTTGGAAATGGCAATCAGATTTCCTAGTGTTTTAGTATCGTCTTCTGACACTTCATCAAGCCGGATGTAATTCGCAATATCTTCAGCTTTGATGTCGCTCACTTTCTGTGCCATTTCCTCACCCCCTCTCAATCAGTTTTTTAGGCAGATGCCATTACGAGCTTCGCAATCTTCTGCGTGTCTGCAACCTTTGCATCCCACTCAACGAATGCAAGAATGCCGAGCATGTGTTCCTCAGCATAACGTTCCTGAAGCACCTGCATGTTTGCTTCTTCAGAAACTTTCACAGCAAGTCCGCTGAAGTCACCATAGTAAATTGCGGTTTTCGTTGCCTGCATGGTATCCATTGCATCAGAGCAATAAACATCCTTGCCGAGCAGTGTATATCCCCACTTTGCCGTGAAGTCACGGTTCAGAAGATAATTGCCCTGCCCGTCCTTCAGCTTGCGGATTGCGTCACGAGTCGCACGGTTCATAATCCATACAGAACCACCCTGATAGTTGTCAATTACTTTGTCCTGAAGCTCCATAAGTTCGTCAGACGTAACGGCAGTAGCCTTTGCAGAAGTCACAACCATATCGGTAGCAATTCCCTTCAGGCCATCAACCTTGCCCTCGGTTCCGAACAGAAGCTCATGCTCGAAGAACTTAGCAATAGCCTGTGCCATCTTGGACTGTACGAAGCCAACGATGTCGAAGTTGGAATTGTTGATCAGAGACTTACTGATCTTAGCAAGGCAACGAGCAAGATAGCCATCAAGCTCAATGCTCGTAACAGCGATCTTTCCGGACTCTGCCTGTGTTCCCTCATCGGCATAAGTCATGACAATGGACGAATGCTCCTTGTCATACTTCGGCAGAACGAGCTTGCCCTTGATGTTGTAACGGTCAGCCATCTGGAAGATAGGGCTAATCTGCGTTACTTCTTCAATGATGTTATTCCATACGGTTGTAGGAATAAGCGTCTTTGCATCGGCAGGCATGGTCGGCTGATCTTCGTTCACAATGCCACGGATTGCATTCTCGAAAATCTTGCGATCTTTTTCTGCATTCGTGAGTTCCGGCTTGTCAGACGGTACCGGACGCATGCCCATCTTGCTCATGTCATCATACATAGCGATTGTTCTGTCCAGTTCCTCTACCTCGTTTTTGAGATTCTGAAACTGCGTGGTCTCTTCATCAGACGGCATACGGTTCTCTGCCTTGGCGGTATCGAGCACCTTCTCCATCTGAGCGACCTTGTTGTTGCGATTTTCGATCATTTCCTTTACGTTCATCTTGTACGCTCCTTTTCTTTCAATGAACTGAGTATATTCTCATAAGCGGAATAGTCCGGCTCATGAGGCTTCGCAGGTTTTTCAACCTGTTTCTGCTTTCGTAATGCTTCCGGTACATGCTTGTAATTTCTGAACAAGTCCGTTGCACATGCCTGCACATCTTTCACCTTTTCAAGTGCGTTCACGTTGAAATAGTTTCCGATGTACATATCATCATCAGGATTGCCACTGAACCACGTTTCGTTGTCCACAAGCTCTGCGATCTTCTCTGCTGTGATTCCTTCTTTTGCCTTGCTTTCATACATCGGCAACATCGTTCCACTTTCAATCAGATTCAGTGTGTCGATGTCATGCTGTAATTCATCTGCATTTCCGTATGCGTATGTCATCGGCTTGTGAATCATCATGACAGAATTTTTGTAAATATTGATATCGTCTGCTACCATCGCAAGATATGTCGCCGCACTTGCGCACAGCCCGTCAATGTACGCATGAATTTTTGCGCCAGTGTTCTGCTTGAACCGCTTCAACATGCTGACCATTGCGGAACTTGCAAACACGGAACCACCACCGGAATTGATATAGATATTGAAGTCCGTCACACCATTCAGGCTGTCGATTTCTTCCTTGAATGCATTCGTATCGACTGCTGTTTTTGATTTCTCACCAGTAAACCAGTCCGGCGCATTCTCATCAACAATGTCGCCGTACACGTAGAAGTCAGCGCTTGTTTTCGTCAGATTCTTCAGGTACTTGTAAACCATTTTCCTGTTCCTCACTTTCTTCCTGATCATCGCCAGTCTCACCCTCTGCATTTTCTCCGATTCCTGCGACATTTCCAGTGTTAGGCGTGTAATAGGTTCCTGTCTTAGCGTCAAACAGCACAGCGCCAAGTCCTACGTTGATCACATCCATGCCGTTTATATAGTTGAGATTTTCTTCCGCGCGAATTTCATTGATCGTAAGGAATCCTGTGTCTTTTGCGAGCTTGTATGCTTCGTAACGCTCCTTCAACGATGCCCGTACAATTTCCTTTACGTCGAACTCAAAATAATAGTTTTTCTTCTCTCTTTCAAGAAGCATTGTGCTATTGATCGCTGTCTCGAATGCTTTGACAATCGGGTAGATAGCCTCTTTGAACGTCAAACTAAAATCTTCATGGATGTGAAACACATTGTTGATCTCATCTTGCAATGTTTTCTTGCTCTCATTCAACTGCATTTCGACAGAACTGTTTGACGCTTCCTGAAACTTCAGACCATTATTCAGCACGACGACGGATTCTGTGTTGTTGGCATACATGTTTCGCCATGCCTGCTTCAGAATGTCGATTTCCTGCTGTCCCAACTTTCGCTCAGCCTGTAGGAAACCTTTTTTGTTCCCACCACTTTTTACAAGCCCTAGCTGATATACAAGCGTACTGTACGCAGTTTCAAGTGCTTTGCTGATCTCATCGATCACACCTTTTCCGGTCGCTCCGTCTTTGGTGTTCCGTAACAGCTTGATCATGTTCCACGGATAAATTTTTCTCGCACCGACATAGAACTGCACGAACTTATTCATCGGGTCTGAATTAGTCCACGCCGTGACGTTCACATCTGGAATGTACTTCAACGCCGTAATGTTATTGCCGTTTCTCTGAATGTAGCAATATCCGCCCTTGCCAAGAAGATAGTCGGTGACCATTGCCTTTTTGAGCTGGTATCCGTCCAACGCATCGCCTGTATCCCCGTTGAGCATTCGTACTCTCGTATCGTTCTCAACTTCTTCAACCTTCCCGTTTTTGTATTTGTAAAGTCGAACAGGCATTGACGCAATCGAACTAGCGATAAAGTCTACGTCACTTGAAACCGCAGGAAGCGTCAGCGCTTTTTCTCTCGTGATCTTCTCGCCATTCAGCAAAGCGGAAAGAAGCACATCATCAAGCTGTACGCTTTGATCTTCAAGGTTCACATCGTTCTTGTAGCTCTTTTTGAACCTGTCGAATATCGACATTTGAACACCCCTTTCCGTTTCTTTTTGAAACCTTTAACGCCTAAATTATAGCAGAATTTTCTTTTTGAAAAGCCGTGTCAGGACACTAAAGCACCTGCGTAACCCACTCCATTTGGTTCAAGAAAACGTCCTGCTGTAACAGATAAACGGCATTGATCAATGACACCACCATATCGATCTTGCCTGTAGATTTTTTCTTGTTCACGTACAGGTTTTTATTCGTATCATACACGCATCTTGCATTCTGAAAGTTGATCTCTAACAGCTTGTTTTCGGTGTATTCAAATTCCCTTGCAAGTATCTTCTCTTTCAGTAGCTTTGTCGGTGGATGTAACGTGTTGGAATGCTGTCTGATCTCCACCATGTTATAGCCCTCTGCTTCAAGTTTCTGTGCCGTGCTGAGTGCATTCCATCTGTCGTAACCTATCGCCTGTATCTGCACCCCATACTTGCTCTCGATATTCATGATGAACTGCTCAACGTATCTGTAATCAATAACACGGTCGCCACAAGCAAACACCTTCCCAGTTTTCAGAAGCTCTGTGTAGTTCACTTTTTCGGATATTGATTTCTCCGTGATTCTACCTTCTGGAATGAATGCGAAACTCTCTGCAAGGATTCTGTTATCATCGTCCACCGAAACCATTGCCACAGACGTGTTGTCACTTGTTTCTGAAAGGTCTACGCCAAGATATACGATTCTCCCTGTCCAATCAATATTCGCCACCT